TAATTAATGTCAGTCCAGATAATAGAAAAAAGAATACAACTTCCTCACAAGTTTGAACCTAGATTTTATCAATTGCCATTGATACTTGCTCTAGAACGTGGTATTAAGCGTGCTGTAGCGGTCTGGCATCGTCGAGCGGGTAAAGATAAGGTATTTACAAGTATAATGTGTCAAAGATGCGCTCAGAGGGTAGGAATCCATTATTACTACCTTCCTACCGCAACAATGGCACGTAAGATTATCTGGGATGGTATTGATGGAACTGGTTTTAAATTCTTGGATCATTTTCCTAATGATTTTATAGTCCACGTTAATAATCAAGAGATGAAGATAACATTTGCGAATGGTTCAATCTTCCAGATGGTTGGAACGGATGATTTTGATAGAGTTGTAGGTACTAACCCAGTAACCACCTTATTTTCAGAGTTCAGCCTTCAAAATCCACAAGCTTGGACTTATGTAAGACCCATACTTGCTGAAAATGGAGGTGTTGCATTATTCAATGGTACTCCAAGAGGTAAGAACCATCTTTATTATATGCTCCAGAATGGCATTAATAATCCAAAATGGTTTGCAGAGGTACTTACAGTTGACGATACCTTTGCTATCAGCCAGGAAGCTATACAGGATGAACACTCTGACGGAATGTCAGAGCAGATGGTACAACAGGAATTTTACTGCGATTTTGAAGTAGGTGATGCATTAAGTTATTTCTGCGAAGAGATGAAGTTAGCCAATGAACAAGGTAGAATAGGTTATTTTGAATATGATCCTGCATTTCCTGTTTATACCTTCTGGGATTTAGGAATGGGTAATAGACGTGGAAGCGATAGTTTATGTATAATTTTCTGCCAGTTTATAGATGACAGAATAAAGATAATTGATGATTTTGAAGGTGAAGGTAAAAAGATTAAAGAGTATATCGATATTGTAAATGCAAAGCCTTACAAATATGGGGCACACTATGCTCCACATGACAGTGATCAAAGAACATTGCAGACTGGAATGGATTTAATTTCATTTTGTTTGGTTGAATATGGTTTTAGGTTTGAACATGTACAAAGGACAAGTTCAAAACAGTCTAATATTTTTCTTCTAAGAAGTTTATTTCATCGTTTATATATGCATAAAGACAATGCAGCACGTGTAATTGAGTGCATTACAGCATATCACGAGAAGATGGACAAGAATGGTGTAAGAACTGGTTCTCCTGAGCATGATTGGTCTAGTGATATGTCAGACACAATGCTATTAATGGCACTGGCAGTCCAGATGAAATTGATTAGAAACATATTAAATCGTCGTAGTAATAGAATGCAATCAGAAGTAGAACCGGCAGGAAGTCTTATTTAACAAAAATGCTATTTATAGCTTGAAAGGACAAAAAGGTGTGCTATATGTTCAAGAGAGAGCAATTAACATTAAAGTATGCGAAAGATGCTGAATTAAGGTATGTTTGGAAATATCTTAATAAACTTTGTTTAGTTGATACTGTATTTTGCAGTGATGATCTTAAGACATATGAAGATTTTAATGAAATACTTTTAGATAGTCTGATTTTTACAGCAAGGTATTTCGGAAAAATAGCTGGAATTATATGGCTTAATACTTTTGAGAATAAAACAGCAAGGATTCATTTCTTTGTGCTACCTCCAGCGAGACGAATACTGATAACTGGTGGTAGAGAAGTAATAGGCAGATTACTTGATTGGAACGATATGAAAGCATTTTATGGTTTTGTTCCAGAATGGAATAAGAGTGCAATAAAATATTATCGTAAGCTTGGTTTTAAAGATTTTGGAATAATTCCTGATCTTGCTTATGATCAAAAGAAACAAACAAGGGGCAATATGTCCTGTAGTTATATAAATGAGGAAATTTTCAATGGGTAAAGGAGGAAGTNCACCAAAAGTTCAACCTAATCCGCCACCGACACCGCAAACGGTTAACGATATGGCTGGTGATGCTCTTGAAAAAGAACGTGAACGTCAAAGAAGGAAGTTTGGAAGATCTTCAACTATAATTGCTGGTACTCTTGGATCATCCAATAACAACCAGACAAATAGAAAAACTGTATTAGGATAATATGAAAAAGACAAAAATTGATGCAGCTAAAATAGTAGCAAGCTATAAGAGAGAAACCAGTGGAAGACATAACTGGGAAAATCTTTGGCAGGAATGCGGTGATTTTTGTTTGCCTGAAAATAGTTCTATTACTATCATTCGCACTCTTGGAGAGCGTAGAAACTCTGAGAGATATATTGATTATGGAATACGTTCAAATGAAACGCTTGCTGGTGGACTTTTTTCTTATCTAACACCTCCGAATCAAGTATGGCAGAAAATAAATCATCCATCAGATGAAATAGCTAATAGACCAGAAGTTCAGGAATATTTCTCATCAGTAAATGAAATGATAAGAAATCAATTCACATCAAGCAATTTTATACTTGAGATACACGAACTTTATATGTCATTAGGCGTATTCGGTACAGCGTGTTTATTTACTGATTGGGTTGACGATACTATATTTTTTAAGAATTTCCATATTAAAGATATTTTTATAAAGCAAAATAGCAAAGGTCTAATTGACACAGTTTATAGACGAATTAATTATACAGCTAGACAGGCAGAGCAGGAATTTGGTATTGATAATCTAAGTCCTGAAATGAAAAAGATTTTAGAAGATGGTAAAGAACCAGATAAAACTTATGAATTTGTACATGCTTGTTTTCCAAGAACTGATAGACAATTTGGCAAAATAGACGTAGAAAATAAACCATTTGCTTCATACTACATTGAATGTGAAACTAAGTTCATTGTTAAAGAAGGTGGCTATAATACATTTCCTTATCAGGTAGTTCGTTTTATGAAAGATGCTGATGAAAAATATGGTAGAAGCCCGGCAATGCAGTGTTTAGCTACTATGAATACAGCGAATGTAATGAAAAAAGACATTCTTCAAGCTGGAGAATTAATTGTAAATCCACAGTGGCTTGTTCCTGATAACGGAACCGTAGGAAATATTTCTTCTAAGGGTGGATCTATAATTTATTATAATGCTTCTCAACCAAACGGAAAACCTGAAAGACTTCAACCTAATGGAGAGCTTGGAATAGGTAATGAATTGCTTAGAGAAGAGATAGATGTCATTAAAATGGCTTTCTATAACGACCTATTTAATATGCTTGCTGATAAGCAGAATATGACAGCAACTGAAGTACTTGAACGAGTTAATGAAAAGCTTGTATTATTCAATCCAATTGTTGGAAGGCTCCAGGAAGAATTATTAAAGCCAAGTGTGTATAGAATATATGATGTTATGTCATTTAATGGAAAGCTTCCTCCACTTCCAGAGATATTAAGAGAGAATAATGATTTTGAAGTTTCATTTACTGGTAAGATTTCACTTGCAATTGAACAGCTTGAAGTTCTTGCACTTGGTGAGACTATTAACTTTTTAATACCAATGGCTAATTTTTTTCCGAATATGTTTGATAATTTCAATTCTGATAATATTGCTAGAGGAATATCTTTAAGAAATAATGTTCCAACTAATTGGTTAAACAACGTTGATGAAGTTCAGAAAATAAGAGAAGCAAGAGCAATGAGAGAACAACAGCAACAAGCTCTTGATCAGGGAACCCAGATGGCTGATGCAGCAAGTAAACTACAAAAGAAAACTGAGGCAGGTAGTCCTCTTGAAATGATGGAGCAAATAGCATAATGACAGCTGAAGAAAGACCAAGTTTATATAAACAAGTATTTTCAACTCAACTTGGAGAAAAGGTGCTTGAAGACTTATTGAAATTTGTCGGATATGATAAACCTTGCATAGATACAAATAACGTATATAATAATTATGTGATGCAGGGTCAGCGTAACGTAGGATTGTTTATTAAAGGTCAGCTTGATGAAAAAGCTGGTATAGATACAAATGAAAAACAAACAGAGGTAAAAGATGATTAAGATGGTAAAGATGTTCTCAGTTTTTTTAATGATGTTTAAAATGGGTATCCTTGGAGGCGATGGAGGAGGCGGTCAAACTGCTGAACCATCTGGTTCTTCTGATGCTGGAGGCGGTGATGGAACAATTGATCCAAACGCTGGAAGATCTGATGCTGGATCAGCTTATGATTACTCGAAAATGGTTGGTGAAGGTGGTAAATTTTCTGATAATTGGAGAGAAGGGCTTAATCCTGAATTAAAAGAAGACAAAACACTTGCTGCGCTGTCAGATGTAAACCAGATGGCAAAGATATTTGTTCACAGCCAGAAACTTATTGGTAAAAATACAGTAGCTATGATTAATGAAAATAGCACCGATGAAGAAAAGAATGAATTTTATACCAAGATGGGCAGGCCTGAAAGCGCAGATAAGTTTGATATTAATATGGAGAAAGTTTCCCCTGATTTCAAAGGACTCGTTGAAGGCGATTTAGGATGGTATAAAGACTTTGCATTTAAACATGGTCTTAGCCAAAAAGCAGCACAAGAAATGTTCAATGATTTTCAAGAGCATAACTCTTCTAAATTTTCAGAACAGATGGAAGTTCATAAAGCTCAGGTTGATGAAAAATTTAATACCCTAATGAGTAATTGGGGTAATAAAGCAGATAAAAATCTACAAGCTGCTGATAACATGCTCAATCTTATTGGAATGTCAGATGATATTGTAAGTGCAGGGCTTCAGAAGAATGATGTTGTTATTGGATTACTTTACAAGATGTCAGATTTGGTGTCAGAAGACAAGTTGTCAACTGGTGGCGAAGGTAACATTAAACAAGGTGTTCAAGAACAGATAAACAGTATTATGGATGATAAATCATCACCTTATTGGAATGGGAAGCATCCAAGACACAAAGAATTTATAACTAAAGTAAATGTTTTATATAGTAAATTGGATTGATTAGGCAGCCTCGTAAGAGGTCTAACGTGTGATCCATTCAGAGTCCAAGCTTTTGGGTAGCTCTAAAAAATGAATTAACTAATTAAAGGAAAATTTTAAAAGGAGCTACACATGAGTTTCGAAATTACTACAGCTTTTACAAAGCAATTCAAGGATAATATAAGACTATTATCTCAGCAAAAAGGGTCAATGCTTGAAATGGCAGTTGACGTTGAAGACGGTTTAACTGGAGATGCATTCTTCTTTGAACAGATGGGCAGTGTTGATGCTCGTGACAAGACAGTCCGTTTTCAAGACTCACCACAGATGGATACACCACATCGCAGACGTATGGTTACACCAAACGATGCTGATTGGGGTGATTTCATAGATAAGCTTGATAAAGTCAAAATGCTTATCAGTCCAGAATCAAAATATATCAAACAATCAATATATGCCATGGGTCGTAAGATTGATGATCATATCATTGAAGCTGCTACCGGTACAGCAATGTCAGGTAAAAATGGAGCAACTTCTATTGTTCTTCCAGATACTCAGAAATTGAATGTAAATCTCGGTGGATCTGGATCACCTACAGGTATGAATATTGCAAAACTTATTGCTGCCAAATCATTGTTTGGAAAAAATCAAGTTGACACCAAAGATCCTGAGAATAAATTGTATTTTGTTCATTCTCAGCAACAGCTTGATGACTTGCTTGATGTTACTGAAACTAAAAGTGCAGATTATGCAGCTGTTAAAGCTTTGGTAAATGGTGAAATAACATATTTTATGGGATTTGAGTTCATAAATATACAAAGACTTGCATTACATCCTACCAGTGATGTACGTACTTGTTTTGCATTTGCTAAATCAGGGATTGGACTTGGTAAATGGGCTAACATCCAGACTGAAGTTGAAAAACGTGGTGACAAATCTTTCGCTTGGTATGCTTATACTTGTATGAGTGTCGGTGCAACACGTCTTGAAGAAAAGAAAGTTGTTGAAATACCTTGTGACGAAAGTCCTTAATTAAATTACGTTATGGCTTAGATGGTGATCTTTTACCATCTTTTAGGTTGCCTCTAAGCCATTCTTTTTAACAAAAAAAAAAAATAAAGGAAATTTATTATGGCTTCATATAATAGTGTAGAATTAGAAAGCGTTCGTACAGATGGCGATAAGTTAAAGCCGAATCAGAAAAGCGGTAAAATTGTTATTGCTGAGTTTAATTACACAGTCCCTACAGGTAATTTGACAATAAATGATACTATTGACTTAGTTGTAGTTCCTGCCGGTGCTAAATTCGTTGGTGGGGTATATCAACATGGTGCTATGGGTTCTGGAGCAACTATGGATATTGGTCTGAAAGGTACTGATGGTAGAGGATTCATTGATGCCGCTGGTACAGTTGCTGATGATCCAGATTATTTCATTGACGGTGATAATGTTGCCGCTGCTGGCCAGGATACAATTGCAGAACTTGCACAGGGTGACTTGAATGCATTATCAACAATCGATAAGGATTGCATAATATATGCAACTTGTTTAAGTGCCGGTTGGGTTGCAACAAAGACTCTTCAGGGTATTATTAAATACGTACAACCATAATTATCAGGTGGTCTTCGGACCACCTATTTTTTTAAAAGGATATTATGTCAAATCCAGATAAACTCGGAATTTATAATCTTGCATTGAATACATGTGGAGAAGATGAAATTTACTCAGTTAGTGAAACTTCTAAGCCAGGAAGACTATGTAATAGATTTTGGGAACCAACTTTAAGGTCATTAATACGTGATTATGTATGGAATGAACTAAAAGTTCAAGCAGTACTGGATGCCGATGTAGCAAAGCCTTTATTTAATTTTGATCGCAGTTATTCTCTACCTAGTGATTTTTTAAGAGCAATGAACGTTGAAGACGATGATATATATGAAATAATTGGAACTAAATTATATACTAATTATGGATTTACACCTTCTATTAACGGGATAACTTTTGCTTTTGTAGATAGTGGACCTGATACCATTACTGATTCAGATAGTGGCTTTTTAAGAGCTGGATTTAAAGTAGGTGATACAATAACAGTACAAGGTTCAACTAGCAATGATGGAGAATATACCATAGCCAGCGTTGTCGCTGGAACTATAACCTTGGATGCCGGTGATGCACTCACTACAGAGGCAGCAGGAAGTTCGGTAAATATAAGTGCAAGTGAAGATGACATAAGGGTAAAATTTCAATATATTATGTTTAGTGAAGATACTACTTTATTTTCATCATTGTTTATTGAACTTTTATACTTTTCGTTAGCAAGCAAGATGTTGATACCTCTTACCGGTGGTGACCCAAATCTTACTACTTATATAGAAAATAAACTATCAATACTAAAATCAAGAGCATTCTCTATTAATGCGTTGGACAATGAGCCAAACTCACCACGCAGTTCATGGATAGATGCAAGGAGATAATATGAGTGTACATAGGCAGTGGGAAGTTCAAACACGTATTGTTATGGATGGAACTGAAAAAGAATTTGTATTAGCTGGTTCTCGGGACGAATCATTTCGTATGCAAGCAGTAGGTGGAGATATACTGGTTAAAACAGAAAGTGGTAGTGCTACTGATTATTATACAATTTTACAAAGCAGTAGCATAGGTTCTGATCAAATGATTATTGGTGGTCAGACTCTATATTTCATAGGTGATGCTCCGGCAGTTTTGGAAATCATCTTACAAAGAATAATTAAAGTATAACAAAGGGAAGTAAAAGATGAAAATATGTGAGATTTGCGAAGAGGAATTTGAAGGAACTGGAACTATCTGTGAAGATTGTAAACCGATTGAAGAAGAAGATGAAGATATTGATGAAGAGGTTCAAGAAAAGCCTATTGAGAAAAAAGAGGTGAAAGTAAAAGTTCCAACAAAAACTGAAATTGAAAAAGAGAATAAAGATCTTAAAACAGAAATTGAATCTCTTCAAAATGAAATTAAGTCGATTAAGAAGAATCTTAATACTGTTATTGATGCTGCTAAAGAACCAGTTGGACCATCTGCGAATGGATTTATTGAATGGCTGATTGCATCTGGTGAAAAATGGGTAATAAGCTACAGACACAANAAACCTAGGATAATACAAGCCTTAAGGGATTATGAAGCGTCAACAAAATAGTTTTAATGCTGGGGAGTTATCTCCCCTTTTATCTGCAAGAAATGATCTTGAGAAATATCCTAATGGATGTTCAGAGGTAACTAACTTTACTGTTATTGCTCAAGGTGGGCTTACCCGTAGACCTGGTACTAAATTGATTCAGGAAGAATTATTTGCTAGCTTTGCTCCTGTGGATGATATTAATATTTTAATTCCTTTTGTATTTTCTGAAACTATATCATACTTATTGGAACTTACTTTTTCAAAAAATATAGTAGTCCATGATTCTGATGGTGAATATATAATTGTTGAAGATAGTTGTTTGACTGCATCTATTAATAGCCAAAATGGAACATTTCCTGATGGTGGATTTTCAATAGTTTTAGCCAACGTTTACGCTGATTCAGATTATCAAAATTTAATAGGTTATGCCGCAATGGCTGCTAGT